ATGCAATAGTAAAAGCTGCTACTCCTAAGATTTTATCAAATTATACAAAGAGGTTGTAATGTTTATAGAACATGTTAAGTATATAGAAGAGGATAAATTGTAATGTTTAGGTCCTTTAGTAGAAACTACTGCTTTAAATAATATATATACTCAAGGTATTTTAAATGTCTCAGATAACCTAGATATAGTTTCAATAAAATCTTCTTACCTAAAATTACATGTACACTATTAAAATACTAATTTAAGGAGATATAAATGAATACTATTAGGAAGAAAAAAGGAGATACTGTTAAAGATGTATTTCAATTAAAATATACTTCAAATGTTATAAATATTGCAGGTTGGTCTAATTTCTTATTAAGTATAACTTCTCTAGCTAATCCAAGTAATACATCTTCCTTAATTGAACAACAAATAGGAAGTATTTTAGATATTGCTAAAGGGATAATAGGATTTAAACCCACAGGATTAATAAATATAGGTAATTATTTTTATGATATACAAGCTACTAATTCAGATAATGAAATTATTACATTAACAGAAGGTAGATATATTGTAGGACAGGACAGGACTAAATAGTGATTAAATCAATAGCACAAGTAAGAGGTACAGATATACATGGATCAGGGTATTTTCACGCACCTAGAGGTACTAGGTTACATAATGGAATTGATTATGCTGTTATTACTGGGAGTACTATATTATCTCCTGTATCAGGAGTGGTAACTAAATTGGGTTATCCCTATGCAGATGATTTAAGTTTTAGATATGTACAGATTACAGACTTAGAAGGGTATAAATGGAGAATATTTTATATTGAGCCAAGTGTATCTATAGGTGACAAGATTACTCTTGTATCTAAGATTGGTGTAGTTCAAGATTTAGATGAGAGGTATCAAGGTATTACTCCTCATGTTCATTTAGAGATTAAGTCACCTAATAATGATTTTATTAACCCAGAGGATAAATTAGTCTAATGAAACTAATTGATAATATAAATAAGACAATTGATGATTATGAGAACTCTTATAAGAAGCATTGGTTAAAAAGTAGAACTTTAGTTTTCAATGTATTTGTTGCAATGTTTGCTGTACTAAGTACACACAGTGCCTTACTACAATCTTACTTATCTGATGGTGGATATGTAATATTACTTATGGTTATTGCTGGTATTAATAGTTATCTACGTACAATTACAAAAGTAGGTTTACATAAATGATAGAAATATTAGTTGGATTAGGAGGTACTCTTTTAGCTATGTTAAGTGTTGTAATTACATTATGGACAAAATTAAGAAACTCTAAACATAAAGAAAAGAAAGCTTATGATGCTTTAAATGCTATTCATAGAGTACAGGAAGTACAAAATACAATTATTAAAAAACAACAAGATGACACTAAATTATATGCTAAAAATATTACCTCTCGTATTTATTTTGGTAAGTAGTTGTACTACTGAATATCTTTTAGTACCTCTACCTTTACCCCCTAAACCAACTATACCTATAGTATTGGATAATGGTGATTTAATATGTAAACAATATAGTGAAAGACTAGAAGGAATCATTAGGTCAACACATGTAGTTATAAAGATGATTCTAATTATGTACCTACTGATTTTGCATTAGAATTTATTACATTTATTAAATTAATTAATGGTACTGAGGGAGAAGAGCATAAGTCCCCTATAGTTCATTATAAGATGTTAGATAAGATTCAAGGTAAGACTCAAAACATAGCTAACCTATGCTCGAGGGGACTAGCAAAAAGCTTACCTATTACCTCTAAACTTTTTACTGATTCAGGTAGAGTCACTATAAAGGATGTAAAGGTAGGAGATAATATCATAGGTGAGGATGGCAAATTAACTAAAGTAACTCATAAAAGTGAGGTTTTTAATAAACCTATGTATGAGATAGTCTTAGTAGATGGTAGAAAGCAAATTGTTAGTGAAGATCATATAAATACTGTTATACAAAAAAGGAAGGTTAGATATGGTAGTAAGAATGTTGTAGAATACCAAAGAAGAGATCTATCTACTAAAGAATTACTAAAGTATAAGCTTACTTCTAAGAGAAAGACTACACCTAAACATCCTAAAGGGAGAGAGGTAAATTTTTGGATACCTTCATGTAATGCAGTAGAGTTTAGTAATAAACAATTATTACTTGATCCATATACTTTAGGCTTAATATTAGGAGATGGTTCTATAGATAAGTCTACAGGGTATGCTAGATTGCATTCGCATAAAGATGATCTACCTATTTATCAAGCAGGCATTCCCTATGAGTTAGGATGTATATATACTGATAAAAGAAATACAAATGTACTTAGTCAAGGTGTACTAGGTATAGGTAAAATTCTAAAATTTTATGGTTTAAATGTTCATGGTAATTATAAATTTATTCCTGAAGAATATATGTATGGATCTATCCATCAAAGATTAGCACTGTTAAAAGGTCTTATGGATACAGATGGTACTTGTTATACGAATGGTGGGATAAGTTTTTCTAGTAATTCTATAAAACTTGCTGAAGGTGTAAGAGATATTGTTCGTAGTCTAGGAGGAATAGCTAAAATATCTAACATAAAAAACTCTTTTAGAGTAGCTATAAAAATTAATAGAGGAGTATTTAATTTACCTAGAAAACGAGATAGACAGCAGTTTAAAAGTGTTACCAAAGTAGGTATAGAGTCTATACAATTAGTAAGCACTGTTCCTAGTCAATGTATTGCTATTGATAATGACAGCAAGACGTTTATAGTAGATGATTATTATGTAACACATAATACTACCCTTAATGAATACTTAATTCTATACTTAGCTGTATATGGTTCAATACCTAATTTTGGTAAAGTTCCTTTAGGTATGTATGTATCTGACTCTATTGAAAATGGAGTTAAGAACATGAGAAGGAATCTTGAATACAGATGGGAGAATAGTGACTTTCTTAAACAATATGTACCTTCTACAAGGTTTACAGATATTAGGTGGGAGTTCACTAATATAGATGGAAATATTACTGTATTCAAAGGATATGGTGCATCATCAGGAGTACGAGGTGCTAAGGAAATGGGACAAAGACCTTACTTAGCTTTACTTGATGATTTAGTTAGTGATGATGATGCTAGGTCTCCTACTGTTATTGCATCTATTGAAGATACAATTTATAAAGCTATTGATTATGCTTTACATCCAACTAGAAGAAAAACTATTATTTCAGGTACTCCCTTTAATTCAAGAGATCCTTTATATAAGATTGTTGAATCTGGTGCATGGACTGTAAATGTATTCCCTGTATGTGAAGAATTCCCTTGTAGTAAGGAGAATTTTAAAGGAGCATGGGAAGATAGATTTGATTATGACTATGTGAATGCTCAATATACTAAAGCAGTTAAAGCAGGTAAAGTAGCTACATTTAATCAAGAATTAATGTTAAGAATTATGTCTGCTGAAGATAGATTAATATCTGATTCTGATATAGTTTGGTTCAATAGATCCAATGTAATTAAGAATAAAAGTTTATTTAATTTCTATATTACTACTGACTTTGCAACAAGTGAGAAAACAAGTGCTGACTATAGTGTGATTTCAGTATGGGCTTACAATACTAATGGTGATTGGTTATTAGTTGATGGAGTATGTAAGAGACAGTTTATGGATAAGAATATTGATGACTTATTTAGATTGGCTCAAATATATAAACCACAACAAGTAGGTATTGAAGTATCAGGTCAACAAGGAGGATTTACTTCTTGGATTCAAAATGAAATGATTACAAGAAATAATTACTTTACTTTAGCTAGTGAGAATAATAATGCTAAAGCAGGTATACGTCCTAATACTAATAAAATGGTTAGATTTAATTTAGTAGTTCCTTGGTTTAAAACACATAAAATAATGTTTCCTTCTGAAATGAAAGATACACCTTTTATCCAAGAACTATTAAATGAATTAAAGTTAATAAGTCCTAATGCTATGAAAGCTAAACATGATGATATTATAGATACAATATCTATGTTAGCTAGTTTATCTCCTTGGAAACCTAATACAGAATCAACTGTTAAAGATTATGATTCTTCAGGTATATGGGGAATAGAGGAAGATGACGAGGAGAGTACCTCTATGGACTCCTACGTGGTGTAGGTGATATGATTGGATGTCTTTTTTATTATCGTTGCTTAGAACGCATTCTGAGAGCTTCTAGGGGTATATAGGTATGTTACTGAGTGAAATATTTGAACAGTTATCTTATGGTGAATTATTTGATACTAATTTAAGTGGGAATGATTATGGAGGTATTCAATTAGAAAATTATCCTGCTGTTATCTCTCATGTAAATATGGGATTAACTGAGTTATACAAAAGGTTTCAATTAGAAGTGTCTCAAGATATTATTAAATTATATGATAGTATTGAAACATACATACTTGATAGTAAGTATGCACAAACTAATTTAACATCTCCTGAACCAATTAAATATATCCTAGATACAGTAGATAAACCTTTTAAGAATAGAGTATTGAAAATACTTAATGTATATGATGATCTAGGTAATGAATATATTCTAAATAATACAGAAGTTAATGGTTTAGTTATTAACTATAGTAAGAGTTCAAATACATCTTTACCTAAATATATTAACATTAAGAATGTAGTATTTACTCCTAAATATAATGAAATACAAGTACCTGTAAGACCTTTAAACTCTACTATATATGTAAATTATCTACTGGATCATATAAATATTCCAACCACTACAGTAGATTTAACTTCTGTAAATATTAATATTTCATCTGCTTATTTAGAACCATTAACATTATATGTAGCAGGTAGAGTTATAGGTAATATGTCTGGTGAAAGGATGAATGAAGGTAATAATTTCTTAGCTAGATTTGAGAATAGTTGTAAAAAACTACATGAATTAAATTTATCTACTAGAGGAAATTTCATTAAAAATATTAGAAATGAAGGTTGGGTATAAGTAATGGCAATTAATTGGATAGATATATCTAACCCTAAACCAACTATAGATGCTGATAAAACATCTAGTAATACATCTCTAAATACTTTAAATGTTGCTAATGTATCTGCTCAAGTATTAGTTGACCAGTATGCTTATTTAGAGCAAGCAGTTCTAAATATTTCAAATGATAATCTTATATCAGGTGGTACTGAAAAGACTCTTATACGTCAATTTTGGGACTCTCTGATAAGCTCTCATACCTACATAAAGCTTCATACATCTACTATACCTAATTTTAATACCCTTGATATTTCTATAGCTAATTATGAAACAGCTATAGAATCATTAGGAGATATACTTAATAATACTATTAATACATGGAAGTTAGGTAACTCTTTACCTATTGAAATATCTGATTCTAAATTAACCTCTAATAGTTTAATTATTGGATCAGATTATAGATTAGCTTATGCTAATTATTTTAATAAATTTAATGATGTAGTAATTAAATTAAATAGTAATGCAGAATACTTACATGGAGAACTTACTACAACTATTTTAGATAAAGTTAATTTAGCTAATAAGTTATTTGTAGGTATGGCAAGTAATACAACATTCTCTCTTGGTTTAGAGAAAGAATTACTTAGAAGATTATGGGATGATATTAATGCTAAGCATGATCCAATATTAGTAAGAGTACAGGATTTAATTGGAATATCTGGTGATATTAATACAGTAAAATATCTAGCTGATCCAGTTGATATTACATTACTTGAGAGTTTATTCATATCAATATCCTCTACACTTCATGGCTCAACTTGGAATAGGTCATTAGGTATTCCTTTATATATTTCTAATACTGAAATAGGTAATGAAGTTACAGGTATTAATGAAAGTACTTTTAGAGATAATGTAAAACAATACCAAACTATTTATTATAAATTACTTACAATTACAACTAATAATACTGAGTATGTTCATGGTGTTTTAGGTACTAAAATATTAGATGATTTAGGTATTAGTTATAATAATATTGTAGATTATTTAAATGATGGCTAATATGACTAAAACATATCAAACTGTTTTAACTCTGTTTGGTAGTTTACCTAATCCATCTACAGAATATTCTTCTTGTTTACTTATTGAACAAACATTATTAAATACATACATTGACTTAGGTAACTACTTAAATGAATCTATTGCTCCTGTATGGGATACAGTATCAGTACCTTCAATTATAAGTGATACTGCTTTATCTGCTACATCTTCATTAATTCCTTATGCTTTTACAGTATCCACAGCTAGAAATTTATTTAATTTATTTATTGAAGCACATGTAGATGCTCTAAACTATATTAGAAAGTTTTCAGATTATGTAAACGGTGTAGATGGTAATACTATATTATCTAATATGAATACAGCTAATTCTTATATAGCTGGAATAAGTAATGATAATATTATTACAGGAGGAGTTGAAAAGCACTATGCTAGAACCATGTGGGATAGTTTAGTTACGGATACTATTGCTTTAATAGATAGAGCTACATTTTTAAATATATCTATACCTTACACTACACAATCTACCTTAGTTTTATTAGGTCAAATGTTTCATAATAACCCTTCATGGGTATATGTTAATGATCCAATTCCATATCATTTATTGGATACTCAATTAAGTGTTGATTTACCTATTAATGGTATAGCTTATAGACAAGCTTTAAAAGATACTTTTGCTATTATAGCTGATTTAAATATTAAAATAGCTGAACAAGCTACAAGTTTAAATGGTGTATCTGGTTCTTTACTATTACAACAAATTACAGATGGATATGAGTATGCTTTACATTTAGCTGACGATAATTTAGTTACTCAGTCTGAAAGAAAAGATTTAAGAAAGTCTTGGGATATTCTTATAGGTGATTACAATACATATTCAAGTGAAGTATCTAGCATTAATACTAACTATGGTGGAACACTTCAACCTCTTACATCTAATTTTGATGCTGTAACAACAGCTTTACAAGCTTTAGGAGATTACTTAAATAAAGGTATTGTATGGGATACAGTATCTATTCCAGCTTACATAGATGCTTTAAGTTTAGCTGATACAAGAGCTTTTAAAGTTGATCCAGTAAATGTAACTACCTATAAGAATTTACTTACTACTGTTTTTACTAATATTAAAATTTTGGATCAATCCTTAATTACTGCTAATATTACAGTATCTACAGCATCTAAATATGTTTCAAACTTAACTAATGATGGTGTACTTACATCTATAGAAAAGAAGCAATTAAGAGGTGATTGGATTGCACTTGTAGATGAAGGTACAAAACTTATTCAAAGGTTTAAAGATTTAGGTTTAGAAAGTACTCCACCTGTAAGTACAGACTTAGATGCTATGTATATAAGTAGTTTTGAATCATTATCTACAAGTTTAAATAATAATACTTTTTGGTCAATATCTAATGTTGCAAGTGTTCCTTGGTCTATTCCAGCTTTAATCGATGGAGCTGAATTATCTAAAGATACTATTTTACCTCACATATTAAATTAACAGGAATAGCTAATGGTGCTGACGTAACTGCTACAAATACTTCATTAAATACAGTTAATGTAGCAGGGAGAACTGCTGCTCAATTAGTTGCAGAAACAGATAGTTTATTATCTGATTTTAACACTAGAAACAATAATAATTATACATCAATAGTTGCACCTTCTACAGCTGTCTTAAGCCATACAATTAATAAAGATGGTTCAGTTGATATAAAACTTATATGGACATGGGCTGGAGCAAATGCAGATATAGATGGATTTATTGTGATAGTTCATCCCTCTACTTCAAATGCTTATTATACTTTTGGAACAGCTTTAGATAGTGAAATTACTTATCAAGTTCCAGCAGATAGACGTTCATTTACTGGACTAGGTCAAGCTGCAAATACATTTTATACTGTTGCTGTTCTTGCATATAGAAGGGTTACTAAGACTACTGGACATCCAATAGATGTAATATATTCAATATCTAAAGCAGCTAATAATAATAATCCATATCAACCTAGCTCTACTATAGCTTTTACAGGTGATTTAGTAGGTTCAGTAGCTACAGGAAATATTAATAAATGGTCTGCTGTTTCAGGTATTGGTAAACCTGTTGATAATGCAGATGTTACTGGGCAGAATACAGCTTTAAATACAGCTAATGTAGGGGGTACTCCTGCAACTCAAGTAGAGTCTAATGCGCATTTAGGTGCGCTTGCATCTTCTGATGTTAATGCTATGTTAAATGGACTTATTTCAGATGGAATATTGTCTGAATCAGAAAAAGCAGATTTAAGAAAGGGATGGAGTGTTATACAAGCAGACCAATCCTATTATAATACTTCATACTCTACAAGTTTTCCTGTAGAAATAGCTGCATTACAGGCTGCTTATGATTTAATTAATACAAAAGTAGTACCCTTTATAAACATATCAGGAGATAGTGTCTTAAATGATCCTAATCTAGTAACAGGTGTGAATGCTGGTATTGCTCTCATAACTGACTGGTATGCTAAAAGGACTATTCTTATAAATGCTATTACATCTGATGCAGCTTTAAAAGCGTCATGGGCTAAGGTTATTAGTAGACCAACTAACCTAGCTGCTATAAATGTTACAGAGGGTAATAAATTAACTGAGTCAAGGAGCTTTAGCTACTAGAAACGATGTAGCTACAGCTCATATACTAAATGGAGCTATTACATCAGCTAAAACAGCTATAGCAGCTATTGACCCTGCAACGGGCAATTTAACAGCTAATAGTGTAACTGCTAATACGCTGAATGTTGGCACTTTAAGTGCCATATCTGCTAATCTTGGTAGTGTATCTGCAGGTAGTATTGCTGGTACAGCTAATATAGATATTACAGGTTCAGGTAGCTTCAACGGCACAACTCCTGCACTAGGCACATCTACAGCAGTCTTAGCTAATATAACATTAAATGCTGGTTATGGTGTTGTAGGTTACTCTAACGCTGCTAACTATGCAGGTGTATATGGTGTATCAGCAGGTAACACTGCTGTAGGTGTTGCAGGTTCTGCTTCAACACACAGAGCAGTACAGGGTATAGCTACTACATCTGGTACAGGTGTGTGGGCACAATCAGATAGTGGTGAAGCTATACATGCTTACTGTAATTTAGGAGATGCTATATATGGGGTTTCTTCTCAAAAAACAGGTATTGTAGGTGTTACAAGTAACGTAAGTTTTCAAGGTGGCTACTTTAGAAACTATGGTGGTGTCTAAATGCAGACTTACTAGATAATAAACATGGGTCTCTATATTGCCAATTAGTTAAAACAAATGCAGGAGACTGTTGGGTTTCAGGTAATGGATTCAATCTAGTAATTTCAGGCTCATTAGCTGCAAATTACAGAACTACAGGCAGTGGTAACTGGGTATACATTACCGATATCTCTGATGCTAAAGTAAAGAAAGATATAGAACCAGAGACTCTAGGGCTTGATTTTATTAACAAGATTAAACCTGTTACATTTAGACGTAAGGATGATGATACATTAAAACATCATGGCTTCATAGCTCAAGATATGGGAGAGATATTTAAAACACCTAATATAGACTCTCTATATACAGAAGCTGAAGATGGCATGAAAGCAACTGGATATATAGCACTAATTGCACCATTGGTAAAATCTGTGCAGGAATTAACAGAAGAAGTAAACAAACTAAAAGAGGAATTAAATAAGTGAGAACTATAACAATCCCAGCAACAAAGGTAACTGAGGCAATAATTAACACCTATCATAATCAAGGTATGGACTATTATGTAACTGTTGCACAAGGCACAACTGATAAAAATGGAAAGTTTATACCAAGTAACACAGTTGAGCAGGTAAATTATAAAATTACACAATCTCTATATACAGACTTAATCTCTAAACATCCTTCACCTATAGAAGCAGATCTATGGGTATATATAGACGCTCTTAGGTCTGGAGCTACAACAACTGCACCTTCTCCTAACTATAACTTAGTTAAAGGTGTATGGATAGAAGACATAACTAAAGCAAAGAAATCCAAGTATAATGAGATTGAAGCTAAGAGATTATTATCTAGTACAGCAAATATTACCTTTAAGACTTTATCTTTACAAGCTGATAATATTGCTAAAGCAAATATACAAGGAAAGATATTAGAAATTCAATCTTCTATAGCTATAGGTAGACCAGTAACTAATATGGTATGGAGAGATGCTAATAATATTGAAAAGTCTTGGACTGTTGAAGCTAAGTATTTATTATGGTTACAAGAACTTTCTGCTGATATAGCTGCTAGAGATACTCAAGCTTATATAGATAGTTGGACTGCTAAATCTGATATAGATGCTCTAACAGTATTTGCAGATATTGAAGCATATATTGTATAAGTTTAAATACTTACGAGAATGCTGTATAACAGACGATAATTTTAATTATGGTACAATTTACTATGTGTTTATTTAAACAACGCTTAGAACGCATTCTCGTAACGATTATAGGTACATAGGACTACTATGGAAGATGAGTTAAATAGTTCTGATAAATTTATAGAAAATATAAATGAAAATCAGTTAAAAAATGTATTCAAAAATGATTGGGAAAATTCTCCTAAATTATCTGATTTAAAAGATAATTACTTAGAAGCTAAAGTTTCCCATGATGAACATGTAATGAATGTTATTAATTGGCTAGATAACTTAAATGTTACAGGTAAAGCTAAAATTAATAATGGTAAGAACAAATCTTCTATTGTTCCTAAGCTTATTCGTAAACAAGCTGAATGGAGATATGCTTCTTTAAGTGAACCTTTTTTAAGTACAGATGATATTTTTGATACAGAACCAGTTACTTACGAAGATAAGAAAGCTGCTGTTCAAAATGGTTTAATACTTAATAGTCAGTTTAACTCTTTAGATAAAGTTAAATTTATTGATGATTATGTAAGAGCTGCTGTTAATGAAGGTACTGTAATTGTTCGTACAGGTTGGGAGTATGAAGATGAAGAAGTTACTATAACTGTACCTGATTTTAATTACATACCTGCTCCTCAAGCACAGGAACAATTACAGCAGTTGGTTCAACTTCTTATCTACTCAGAATGGTATACCTGTTATGCCTGTACAAGTAGGTGAGCATACAGAAGTTCAAACTAAAGTAATTAAAAATATTCCTACATTAGAAGTATGCAATAGTAAGAATGTTATTATTGATCCAACTTCAATGGGAGAAAGTAGTAAGATTGGTTTTATTATTTATTCATTTGAAACTTCTTTAAGTGAATTAAAGAAAGAAGGTAAGTATAAGAATTTAGATGCTGTTAATGTTAATTTTAATGATAAACCAAGACAGAAGTTTGTAGCTTATGAGTATTGGGGTTATTGGGATATTCATAATACAGGTACAGTAGAGCCTGTTGTAGTTACTTGGGTTGGGGATACCATTATTAGAATGGAAGAGAATCCTTTTCCTGATAAAGATTTACCTTTTGTTATTGTTCCTTACTTACCTGTATTAAGAAGTATTTATGGTGAACCTGATGGAGCATTATTAGAGGATAATCAACGTATAGCTGGAGCTGTTACCAGAGGTATGATTGATATTATGGCTAGAAGTGCTAATGGTCAATTAGCTACACGTAAAGATGCCTTAGATATTGTTAATAAAAGGAAATTTAATAATGGTGAAAACTATGAGTTTAATGCTCAAGTTGATCCAAGACAAGCATTTCACATGCACACATTTCCTGAGATACCTAATAGTGCGCAGTACATGTTACAATTACAAAATAGTGAAGCTGAGTCTTTAACAGGTGTAGTACCTTTTTCTTCTGCTAATAGTACTCAAACCTTTGGAGATACTGCTACAGGTGTTAGGAATGCTACAAGTAAAAGGGAGTTTAGGTATTCTTAGAAGATTATCTAAAGGTATTAAGGAGATAGGTAGAAAGTTCATTAGTATGAATAGTGAATTTTTATCTGAAGAAGAAGTAGTTAGAATTACTAATGAAGAATTTGTTACTATTCGTAGAGATGACTTAGCAGGTAAGATGGATATTACTTTAAATATATCTACCCCTGAGTCTGATGAACAGAAAGCTAAAGAACTAGCATTTATGTTACAGACTACAGGTCAAACTATGGGTAGTGAGTTCTCTAGTTTAATCCTTAGTGATATTGCTAGACTTAGAAAGATGCCTGATTTAGCTAAGAAGATTGCAAACTTTAAACCTCAACCTGATCCATTGGCTCAAGAGAAAGCTCAATTAGAAATTGAATTACTTAAAGCTCAAATAGCTAAAACACAATCTGATGCTCAAAATAACCAAGCAAATGCTCAATTAGATTTAGCTAAAACTAATACTGAAAATGCTAAAGCTAGAAATCTTGGATCAGATAGTGATATTAAGGATTTAAATTTTCTTGAACAAGAGAAAGGTATTAAACATAATAGAGAGAAAGATAAGATTAATTTACAAGGAGAAGTAAATAATCAAATAAATATCAATAAAGAAGCTTCAAAAGCTTCTAATGATAGTAAGAACACTACCTCCTTTAATGGAATAAGTAGTGTGTAATTTTAACTTTATAAGGTATATACAATGGCTGTAACAAAACGTAGACGTAAAGATTCTGATGGTGATAGAGACAATAGCCCTATGAGTGAAAAACGTAAACCAGTTAGACGTAAGCGTAGTAAATAATTTTAGAAATCTAATAAATAATTAGGACACGAAAAATGAATGATTTAGATCAAATTGAAATTTCAGAAAGTAATGCTAAGAAAGCTGTAGAACTTAAACAAAGTCTAGTTACTCTTACAAGTAATAAAGATTTTGAGAAAGTATTCTTAAAAGGTTATTTTGAAGATGAAGCAAGTAGATTAGTATTACTTAAAGCTGAACCATCCTTACAAGATGATGATAATCAAAAAGCTATTGATAAAGGTATTATTGCTATTGGTGAAGTAAGACAGTATTTAAGAGTTATAATGCACTTAGGAGATCAAGCTGATAAGTCCCTAAAGGATTGTGCAGAAGAACGTGTACGCATCTTAGAAGAAGGTGAGTAATCTAATCATATAGGTTATATACTTAAAAGCTCTTAGAAGTCATTCTCGTGGCTTCTAAGGGTATATTTGAATAAGGTGAATACAATGTCAGATGAGAATTACTTAGAAATGTCAGACGAGGATATGTTAAATCAATCCTTACCTGAAGAAGATGAAGTAGATGAAAGTACAGAAGAAGAAATTAAGGATGAACCAAGTGAAGAAGAAGTTACTAAAGTAACTCAAGATGATCCAAGTGAATCTACTACTACAGATGAAGTAGAAGAGTTACCTGAACAAGATACAGAAGTTGAAACTGTTAAAGATAATACAGAAGAGACTTCTGAAGAAACAACTGAATTTAATTATGAAGAAGAGTATAAGAAAGTATTAGCTCCTCTTAAAGCAAATGGTAAAGAATTAACATTAAAAACTATTGAAGATTTAAGAAACTTAGCTTCAATGGGTGCTAATTATACTAAGAAGATGACTGCTATTAAGCCATCATTAAAAGTATTAAAGATGTTAGAAAATAATAATTTACTTGATGAGGATAAACTCAATTATCTAATTGACTTAGATAAGAAGAATCCTGAAGCAATTAAGAAATTATTAAAAGATAGTGAACTTGATCCTCTTGATATTAATGTAGAAAGAATTAGACAATGTAATTAAAGACATTCAATCTAGTCCTAAGTTTGATGAAACAATTGATGTTATTAGTAATAAGTAATCAATGAGCATATGGAGTTAGGTATATATGATCAAATTAATTCAGTTATTGAGAGAGAAAGAATGTTAGGAAGACTTAATGGTCTTTCTGATATTGAAGCATACAAGCAAGTAGGAGATGCTTTACAGGCTAGTAATCAATTTAATGTACAAAGTACCAATCAAGTTGAAACTACACCTGTACAACAAGCTTCTACTGTTAATTCGGATAAAGACAGTAAACTTAAAAACAGAAAGAGATCTGCTAGTTCTACTAAGACTACTCCTAAATCTGTTGGATCAGAAAATGACTTTAACCCATTAAGTATGAGTGATGAAGAATTTGAGAAAATCTCAAATAAATATATTTAATAACTTAAGGAAATTTAATCATGGTACAAATTTATAATGATCCAGCTAATGCAGCACCAGCTAGTATTGGTGGACAAACTAGAACAGACTTTTACCAAAAGAAAGCTCTTATTGAAGCACGTAAGAAAGAGTTCTTTGGTCAATTAGCAGAGAGTACAAGTTTACCTAAACACTTTGGTAAAGAGATTACTCGTTTCCATTACTTACCTTTACTACATGATGCTAACATCAATGACCAAGGTATTGATGCTGCTGGTGCAACTACTCTTAATGAAGTAACTATTGAGATTCTAGCTCCTGATGTTACTGCTACTGGTAATGGTTGGATTACTCGATATGCTGTAGGTGAAGGATCTAATGCAACTACAGCTTTAGCTGCTGCTAAATTAGTAGCTGTAGACATCTTTAAAGAGTTAGGAGTATATGTAACATCTTATGCTGCTACTAAAACAGCTCTATTAGCTTTAGCTACTCCTTGGGTAATTACTGAAAATACTGCTGTAAATAAAGCAGGTAACTTATATGGTTCAAGTAAAGATGTAGGGTATATCTCAGGACGTTTCCCTGCTATTAGTGAATCAGGTGGTATGGTAAACCAAGTTGGTTTTAAACGTATCCAACTTAAAGGTACTATTCATAAGTATGGTTTCTATGATTCATATACACAAGAATCTTTAGACTTTGATTCTGATAGTGAATTACTTATGCACATTAACCGTGAAATGCTTAATGGTGCTAATGAGATAATGGAAGATTTAGTTCAAATTGATCTTCTTAACTCTGCTGGTGTAGTTAAATATGCAGGAGCTGCTACAAGTAAAGCTACTCTATCTGGTGAAACAGGTGCAGTAGATTTAGTTACTTATGATGACTTAATGAAGTTAGAAGTAGATTTAGACATTAACAGATGTCCTAAAGATACTAAACTATTCACAGGTACTCGTAAGATTGATACTAAAACTATTGATGGAGCTAGATATATGTACATTGGAACAGAATTAGTTCCTATGTTTAAACGTATGGTTGATCCATTTGGTAATGCTGCTTTCATTTATGCTAGACAGTATGCAGCTGGTACTACTATTGCTATTGGTGAGATTGGTTCAGTAGGTGGTTTTAGATTAATTGTAGTTCCTGAAATGATGCACTGGGCTGGTCAAGGTGGAGCTGTAACTAATAATGCAGGTTATCGTCAAACTAATGGTAACTATGATGTATATCCTTTGTTAGTTGTTGGTTCAGAATCCTTTACTACTATCAGTTTTAAAGCAGATGGAAATGGTTCTAAGTTTAAAATTAAACATTCTAAACCTGGATCACCTGAATCTTATGCTAATGACAGATATGGTGAAACTGGTTTCATGTCAATCAAATGGTACTATGGATTCATGGTTCTTAGACCTGAAAGACTTGCATTGCTTATGACTGTAGCAGAATATTAATCCAATAATATTCTAACCCATAAAATACCTCTTACTTTATTTCTAAGGTAAGGGGTATTTTTATATCTAAGCTACCCTACATATCAAATATACCTCTATATGGCTTCAGAATGCTCTCTAAGAGGTTTTTAGCTATTCACCTAAGCAATCATAGCTTAGTTAAATTTATCTCCCCTTAGAAGTGATTCTCGTAAGGATTTGGATAAGTTACTCTTGTAAATATTCTCTAATATTAGAATCTCTTAAACCATACTCAGGTATGAGGTTTTTATGTTGAGGTAACTCTTCCCAGTAACTAAGTGGAAATTCACCATTAGAAAGATTTACAAAGAAATATGGATTAACAAGGTAGAGACCTCTTTTAATCTTCCTAACTACATCCCTCTTATATAAACCAGTTAAACCTTTTTTAAGTTTATAGATAGTATTAGAGGAATAATTATGGGAGTTAAAGTCTACTTTTAGTTTATTATTGGTTTCAACATATTCATTTAAGAAAGCTAAAAAGAATTGCTCATTAGAAGAAAATGTTGTAATAACTTCTATTGCATTTAATTCACTTGGGTTAGTTGAATAAGGTTGTTTATTTCCAACAGATCTAAACCTTAATTTATTAATGTATTTTTTCTTAGTTGTCATAGTTATTTCATGTGTATCAGGAAAAGTGTATGATGCTATTATATCTGTCATAGGTATATTTTTATTTAGTAGAAGTGTGAATTTCAAAATGTTGTGATTTTGAAGTTAAGATGTAATTATACACACTAATTTTGAAGTTAGTGTGTAATTTTATATATTATTTACCTCCTCTAGGTACTGTCATTACTGACTTCTTCTCATATAATATATATATAGAGGTAAATTGCATATAAGAATATTTTTTAAATTACTTTTTTAGTCTCAAAACAGCTCTCGCTGTCGCTTCGCTGTTTTGAGGAGAAGGGGAGAGAAGCTCCTTCATATCCACCTCTCTTAGCACATGCGATAGCGTAGCGGTAGCATGTGCTAAAACAACTAATTGTAATTAATCCAAATTCTCTTATAATAGCCCTTAGACGCGTTCTAAGAGCTTTACATATCCAATCATGTTGGTTCAAATTTAAACACCTCTCAGATCGCATTCTCGTCCCATTTAAGGGCATATATCACTAAAGGTAATACAATGAATAAAGATCAACCAGTAGAAAGTATTGATGAGTTGACTATATTGAAACAAAAAGCAAAACTGCTTGGAATCAATTATCATCCTAATATTGGATTAGATAAATTAAAGGACAAGTTAGATGCTGTAATGAAAGTAGAAGATAATTTATCTATCCCTGAGAATGAATCTAAAGCATCTAAGAGAGATAGACTTAGAAAGTCATCAACTAGATTAGTACGAATTAGAGTTACCTGTATGAATCCAGATAAGTCTGCTTATCATGGTGAAGTATTTACTGTAGGTAATAGTGTTATTGGAACAATTAGAAAATATGTACCTTTTAATGCTGAAGAAGGTTGGCATGTAGAAGCTATTATTTTAGAGATGATCCAACAAAGAATGTTTACATATCACTATACTGTTAAAGATAGTAAGGGACAAGATGTAAATAGACATAAGCAAGCTAAAGAGTTTAGTGTTGAAATTCTACCTCCTCTTACTGAAGAAGAGTTACAAGAATTAGCTATTAAACAAGCTATGCAAAATAAGAATAATAACCAATAAATAGGAATCCTAAGTATGGCTGTAATTACCACATCTGATTTAACTACTAAACAAGTAGAAGGTACTGGTGTATTTGATGAACTAATGAATGCTATGGCAATTCAATTAGATTCAGAATATAAGAAAGGTAGAATTAAAGGAAGTGACTATGCTACAGTCTACTTAGGTGCTATGACTTCTGTTGTTCAACAATCTATTACATTTCTATTAGGTAAACAACAAGCAGATAAACAAGCAGAATTATTACAAGCTCAAGTAGATAAAACAGTTAAAGAAACATTACTTGTTCAATCTCAAATTGCTAATACTGATGCAGGTACAAATAAAACTAATGCAGATATTGGTTTAGTAAACCAAAATACAGCTAATGCTTTAGTTCAGAAGGATGTTCTTACTAATAGTGCAAGTAAGATAGCTGAAGAAATATTAATGTTAGTGGAACAGAAAGCTAACACTATTGCTGAAAGAGCTAATATAGTTTCTAACAATGATAAAATTGTAGGTGAAGTAGCTAAATTAAATAAAGACTTGATATATATAGATCAACAAGTAGCTTCTATGATTGTTCAATCTAATAAAACTAATGCTGATATTGGATTAATAAACCAAAATACAATTAATGCTACGTCCCAAAATGCAGTCATTACCAATCAAGCTGATAAGCTAACTAAAGAAACATTAATGTTAGTGGAACAGAAGTCTAATGAAATAGCTCAAAGAAATGTTATTAATAGTACAAAAGATAAACTTGTTGCAGATATTGGATTAGTAAATCAAAATGTACTAAATGCTACAGCACAACATACTGTACTTGTAAATAGTTCAAATAAGTTAGCAGAAGAAGTGTTAATGCTAGTAGAACAAAAGGCTAATACAGTAGCTGAGAGAGCTAATATAATTACTACTAATGACAAACTGGTTGCTGAAGTAGCTAAACTAACTAAAGACTTATTGTATTTAGACCAACAAATAGCATCTATGGTTGCTCAAGTTAATAAGACTACAGCAGATACAGCCTTAGTAACACAAGAAACAACTAATGCTACAGCACAGCATACAGTTATCACTACCCAAGGAAGTAAGTTAGCTGAAGAAGTATTGATGATAGCTGAACAGAAAACCAATACAGTAGCTCAAAGAGCAGTTATCAATAGTACAAAAGATAAGCTTGTAGCTGAAGTAGCTAAACTTACTAAAGATCTGTTATACATAGACCAACAGATAGCTTCTATGACTGCTCAAGCAAATAAAACTACTGAGGAAGTTGGGTTAATTACTAATCAAAAAGCTAATGCTTTAGTTGAGCATGATGTACTAACAAACAATGCAAATAAGTTAGCTGCTGAAGCATTATTAGTAGGACAAAATAAATTCTAAAACATCTAATGAATCTAGTTTATTGGCTCAAAAAGCTTTAACAGAGAAAGCTCAAATAGAGGATATTGTTACAGGAACTACACCAGTAACAGGTATTATTGGTAGACAGAAGTATGTGTATGATAAACAGATAGCTGGATTTGATAGAGATGCTGAACAGAAAGCAGCTAAGATATACTCAGACTTATATAAAACAGATAGATCAACTGCTACTAATCCAGCAGATGTAGTTCGTATGACAGGATTTACAGATAGAGATGCTGGGTATGTTATGGCAAGATTAGCTAAAGGTGTAGGTGTAACTCCTATGACTCCGTATGGTGTTATACCTGATGCTACAAGTAGTGGTGCTACCCCTGTACCTGCTGTTGATCCTGTTACAGATATAGCCTATCCAACACCAATTAAGTATCCAACAACCTAATGGGCTGGAGTATAAGTACAGGTGTAGGTAGCACTAACTTACATAAGAATCCACCTAATATTAAAAAGGATTTAATAGTTAGTGCTATGCTTCAAGGATATAGTGCATTAGATGCAAAAGTTTGTTACTTATTGTGAGAATGAATTACCTGAAACAAAAGTAATTGGAGGAGCTGCATCTAAAATTTATAATAGCAGTCCAGCATCTAAAGTAGATATATTTAATTTTATTAAACCATATATTGATAAAGCAATTATAGCTAAAACAAATGGTATAAATACTTTAAATGATAAATTAACTGAAGTTAATATTGCTATTCAAGATGCAATAAATAAAGGTATTTCATACACAAATTTAACATCAGATAAGAATACATTAATATCCAATATTGCTTATGAACAAGGTATTATTGATGATCTTAATATATTCCTTACAGACAAAGTTTTAACAATAGTAGACGCATCACATATCAGTACAGATCATCCTACTATTATGGGTATGTTGGCTACATATAATACTGGAGGTTTATATAATACATCTACATCTACGTATTATTATGATATTAAAGGTATCTATCCACATATCAAAATATTATCTATAAAATCTGACATAGTTCTTAATCCATACTATTCTACAGACACAGCAGTATATGCCTTAGTAGAATCTAGTAAAACTGGTTACA